GGAATAGATGGTATTGAGGAATGGGTGAAAGGTGCAAAACAAAAGGGAATTGCTGCACTTGCGATTACAGATCATGGTGACGCATCGTCAATGTTAGAATTGTATACTTTTGGTAAGAAGTATAATTATCCTGTAATTTTAGGGTGTGAGTTTTATTTAGCAATGGAGCCCAAAAAGGATAAGAAAGATGTTTATTGTCATATCGTTACTTGGGCAAAAAATTGGGAAGGTTATAAAAACATATGCAAGTTGAGTTACTTGTCTTATCAAGAGGATAATTATTATTATAAGCCAAGAATATTCTTTAAAGATTTAATTAAGCATAAAGAGGGGTTAGTAATAGGGGGTGGCTGCGTAGCAAGTCCAGTTGGAAAATATGTCGTCCCTAGTACCGATATTAATGATATTACTGAGACGGCTAATAGTCATTTAATCAGATTCAAAGAAGAATTTGGAGACGATTTTTATTTAGAAATACAACATGGTAATTTAACTCATAATTGGGACAATAAGCGAAAAATATTCGTAGAAACAGGACAATATGATAAGCAAGTTGTGGTTAATAAATATTATAGGCAATGTGCAGCCAAGTACGGAGTGAAACTTATAGCTACACCTGATGCGCATATGATTAAAAAAAGTTATAAGATAATTCAAGATATCCAATTAATGAATTATTATAAAACCGGAAGACATTATTATGAGACATATTATTTACCAACAAGAAAAGAATTCGTAGATTTGTTAAAAGAAAAGCATTCGTATTTAACAGAAGAAGAAATTAATCTTTACTTAGATAATACTTATGAAATTTTAGAAAAATGTAAAGATGTAGAGTTAAAATTCAACTATAATCTACCTAAAGTCGAAGGAAAAGAGAATGTTGATGTTTGGGAGTTGATTAGAGCTAAAGGGATTATTGATGTAAAAAATCCGGTATATGTGGAAAGAATAGACGAAGAACTGAAAGTTATTAGAGAAAATGGAACTATAGATTTATTGCCTTATTTCTTAGTATTGGAAGATATTGTAGAATGGTGTCAGAAAAATGATGTAGCAATTGGCCCAGGGAGAGGTTCAGCAGCAGGGTGTTTATTAAGCTATGCTTTAGGAATAACTAAAGTTGACCCTATCGAATATAAGTTATCTTTTGCTAGATTTCTTAATTTAGCGAGGGTGAAAAAAGGAGCATTGCCAGATATAGATTTAGATTTTGATAAGCCTCAAGAGGTAAAAGACTATTTAACCCATAAATATGGGCAAGATCATGTTTTTTGCATTAGTATAAACCAAACATTGAAATTGCGAGGGGCACTTAAAGATGCATTAAGAATATTAATGCCTGAAATTTCAGCTCAACAAGTAAATATGTTAACTCGGAATGTTGCTTATACTGATGCAGATAATCAATTAGAAGTTCTTAAGACATCTTTAGATCAAAACGAAGTATTGAAGAAGTATTTGCAGGGCAATAAAACTTTGTTGTTTGCTGTTATGAAATTAATTGGTCAAGTAAGGCAAAGAGGTGTTCATGCGGCAGCAGTAGTAATGTCTAAAGACCCTGTTTTTGATATTGTTCCTGTGGCAAGGAGTAAAGGTAAGGGAGCTTGGGTCACTCAATATACTATGAAGTGGTGTGAAAAGGCTGGATTGATAAAATATGATATTTTAAAGCTAAAAACACTGAACGAAATTTTTAGTTGTCTTGATAAAATAAAGCAAAAACATGGGAAAGATATTGATGTTTATAGCTTAGATTATTCTGATAGTAAGGTTTATAAACAGTTTGAGCAAGGCAATACGGATACTGTTTTCCAGTTTAGTTCAGATTTAATTAAAAATATTATAATACGGACTAAATTAAAGAGCATTAATGATTTGGCTATTTTGTCTTCGGTCGGTAGACCTGGCCCTATGGGGATGGGAATGCATGAAACTTATGTGTCAAGAGCTTCAGGTAATGAGAATATTATTTATCCGCACAAAGCATTGACTGGTGTTTTAGAAGATACTTATGGAATTCTAGTCTATCAAGAGCAGGTGATGGAAGCTGTGAAAATATTGGGTGGGTTTACTGATGAAGAAGCTGATACGATAAGAAGAGCAATGGGTAAGAAACAAATAGACTTATTAGAGTCGTCTAAAGAACAATTTATTAATTATTCTATTAAAAATTATGCAGACATAGATAGTTTTAAAGCTAATAAGTTGTGGGATTTGATATTTTCGTTTGGTGGATATGGTTTTAATAAGTCTCATGCTATAAGTTATAGTATTATAGCTTATATTTGTATGTGGCTAAAGGTTTATTATCCATTGGAATGGTGGTGTTCAGTATTGGAGAACGAAGAAAGCAATGATAAAATTAAGTATTATTATAGTCAAAGCAAAAATATGTTTGTGTTTCCTCATATAAACAAAAGTCAAGCCAACTATACTATAGATTATGAGCAGGGCAAGATAGTTATGCCTTTGAGCTTTATTAATCGAGTAGGTCCGAGAGCCGTTGAAGAGATCATTAAAAACCAGCCTTATCATTCTTTACGGGATTTTTCCTTAAGAGTAGATAATAGAGTGGTAAATAAGGCAGTTTTTCTGAATCTTATTTGGGCTAATGCTTTAGAGGGGTTAGATAAAAAACAAGATAAAGAGTTAGCTATTGAGTATTATTATTCTTTGGCAGCTAAAAAAACAGCAAGAGAAAAATCTAAGATATTGGAAGAATGTCATAATGAAATTGAGAATCTTAATAGATTTGGGGTTTTGAAAAAGAAATCAGAGAGTTGTACAATCTTTGAGGTAGATTATCAAAAAGATTTTAAAGATTATTTTAGTAAGGGTATTACAGAAATAAGTGAAATACCTTATTTAGAAAATCAAAAAGAAGTTAAAACAGCAGGAGTTTTGGGAGAAAAAAGAATAATAGAGACAAAGAAGAAAGATAAAATGGCTTTTATAGATTTGATTAATAAAAACAGCACGATAAGTTTAACGCTATTTCCAAGTATATATGATACGTATTCACCTCAATTAAATGATAATGCTTTAGTGGAAATTAGTGGGACAATTAATGATTATAATGGCCGAAGAGGTATTATTGTAAATAAAATGAAATTTGTTGATTTTTCAATATAACTAAAAGGAGGAATGAAATGTCGGAAGATAAGAAAAAAACAGCTAAATTGCAGGTAGTATTCGCTTTGTGTGGTGGAAATTCTGAGGATAGGGGCCAAGTAGCAGGAGAGATTTTTAAAGTTTGCAAAGGAAATTGTACGAGGGTGGTTTTAAGAGAAACATTGATTCAGATTGCTAAAGACCCTAAAGTTTTTGGAGTTCCTTCGCAATACTTTCTACAAGGAAAGTTAGACGAAAAGTTTACTAATCCAATTATGGTAAGAGAAGGACAAATTAGGAACATTTTAAGGGTAATGTTTGCTATGTTAGGGAGTGATTTTAGTTATTTTAATCCGTCAAAAATAGGCGTTAATAACTTTAGAATGATGTTATTGAAGACACCTAGAGAAGTTTTAAGATATCTTGGTATGGAAGTAGCTCGAAAAGCTTATGCTGATTTTCTACCTAAAATTGCTTTTAAACAAGTTATGGGGAAATACGGAACTTATTTAATAGAAGACATAAAATATGCTAATGAAATAGCAATAGCAGAAGAAATGTTTCAGGTTGTATATCCTATAAATGTAATAAGCAAAGGCAAAAAATCAGAAGATGATTATTCTTTTTTAAGAGAAGATTTGAGCAATTATCCTGTGTTTTCAGCAATAGAGATTGATAAAAAGGACAAGAAAATAGCTGAACAAATTGTAACAATTTGTCAAAAATTAGAGCAAGATGTTAACCTAAGAATGGCTTCAGGCAAGGTAAAACCTTTGGTGTTTCCAGTTAGAACAGATAGAGCAGGACAACCAGAGGTTCTTAAGCCTGGTGAGATTCAAGTGGGTAATGCTATATTCTCTAAAAAGAAAGTAGTGTGGGGAGATGATGAAATTATTACTTGATTATATAATAGTAATTTTAATAATTACAGTCCTATGTTTTGGGTGGTTTTTGGTTGGGAAAGGTTGTGGGTCTAAAGATAAGTTATTGGATAGCCAATTTTTGAGGATAGACCAAAACATAGGACAATCGGCTAATAAATATGTTTTTGATAGTGAGATAATAGATAAAGCAAGACAATCTTTTAGTGGGAATATGAAGATTGAGTATGACAACATAGGAGCTTTAACAGATGCAACATATCTTATTAGATCATATGCTAAAAAGAACAATAAAGTAGATTTAGAATGTGTTTATGATGGTAAATTAAAATATGTTTTTCATGAGGTACATTTAAAGAGCCAAGATGGAGAGGTTGGACCTGCTATTGGGTATGTGATGATATATTCTAATGGTAAAGTTGTTTCTAAGGCATATAATTATAAAGTTGAAGCTCATACGATGATACAGGAAGAAAAGAAGAACTATAAAGTAACAAATTCTGTTGATTTGATTATGTTGCAGTCTGGTTTAGCAGTTAGAAAAGATAGTTCTAAGAAGGATTGGAGAAATATTCCTTATGCTTTGCCTATTGAAAATGCTGAAACTTTTATAAATATAGAAAAAATGAAAAAAGGCAAAATAGTTTTTGATTTCTCACCGGATTTAGGTATAAATACAATTATTACTTTGAAAGACAAAAATATAGATTTAGTTCCCAATATCGGGTTTTCATTGATAAGTTATAAGAAAGACGGAATAAATAAATTTAGATTTATTCGATTTGGAATTGGTGGAAGAAAGATAAGAAATGGATTTAATTATAGTTTTTCACCAATTTTATATAATTTACATGATTTAATCTTGTTCTTAGACAATACGTATATCGGTCCTATAATAGGGTATGATAATAGAAAGTTTAACTTAGGGGCAGCAATAACTCTTAAATTCTAAAAGAGTAACTAAGACCCCTTACAATTAAAGGAGAAGAGTATGTTTACACCACAAGACTATGAAAAAAGCGAACAAGAAATGTTTGGAGATTATGAAGAAGCTCAAAAAAGACAGAAAAAAGCTAGTGGCCTAAATCTAATCTATCAAATTGAGGAAGACAGGAGTCACATCTTACGATTGTTAGTACCGCCTGTATCACCTAAGAAGAGATATTCTCCTTGTTATGTTTATGATAAACATTTTCTGAAAACAACTGAAGGAAAATATGTCGTTGTTAATTGTGCAATGAAAAATGAAGGGGTTTGTCCTGTTTGCGCAAAATCTATTAATTTATCAAGTAAATCAGAATATGCTAAGAAAACAGGGGAAGTTAATGAAAGTAAAGCTTTATATAGCCAGAGTTACAACATAAGACCTCAACAAGAGTTTCTTTATACTGCTCTTGATGAAGACAACAATTTTGTCTTTTTGCAGTTTAATGCAAAAGCTTTTGGATTGTTGAAGAATCAAATAGATTTACAACGAAATTCATTGAAAGATAAGTATATAAGTATTTTTGATATAAAAGCGGGTCGTAACATCATCGTGAAAAAGACTAAGAAAAAGAAGGGTAAAGGGGCTAGATTTGAATGGGAATGGACAGTAAGTTTATTCCCGGATAGGACATCTATTCCAGAAGAAATTATTAAAAACTATGAGGCTCTTTATATCTATCCTGAAGATACTTTGGTTAAAAATTATACCATAAAGGATTTGGAAGATGCAGCAAATGGTAATTTTGATTTTGTTGAAAGATATAAACAAGCTAAAAACACAGAGGGTTCTTCACAACAAGAAACTATTCAAAAACCAATAGAAACCCCAATAGAAACCCCAAAACAAGCTTCTATACCTCAAGGTATTGGTAATGCTAGTGGTGAAGTTGACGAGGTTAAGCAGGAGATAGATGATGAAATAGAATCTTTAATGAAATAAAATTAAAAGGATGATTAAAATGACAAAGAAAATAAAGATAGAACAAATATATAATACAGTAGAAGAATACAATGTTGCATCTGATGGAAAACCTGCCCCTGAACGACCAATACGAAGTTTGGAAAAAATTATACAAGGAGAATTAAAGATTAGAACTGAAAGAGATTATGATAGGTGTATAATAATGGTAGATGATGTGGTTGTTGTAGAAGGAATCGTTCATCTTCAGACAAAACCATTCAAAGGCTGTGATGGAGAAATGGTGATAAAGAGACTATATTCTATTCCAAAGAAAGATTTGGTAAGTATGGTTGCCACATATTATAAATTAAAAAAGGAGGATTAAAATGACAGAAGAAAAAAAGTATCAAATTTTACCTAAAAAAATGCTTCCGTTTATCACAAAGATTTTTGATAAAATCCAACCAGAGCAAGTAGATGTAGATTATATCAAAAAATACGAAAGATCGAATGAACAGATATACACTGGTTCTTTGGAAGATTGTAAAAATTTAGGTGGTGATTTTTTATATGCCAGACAGATTTGTATTTGTAACGCTAGAGTGTCAGAATCTTTTAAGTTAGAAGCAGAGAAAAGGTATAAGAGAGAGAGAGCGATTGCTACTTTAGAGAGAGCAGTTGACAAATATGGCACAAAAAAAGTAGACAAAGAGGGTAATGAAACTATTTCAATCACAGATGGGAAAGCCCAAACTTATGTAGATATGGATGAAGAAGTTTTGAGGTTGAAAACAATTGAGAATAGTTGGTCAATGATATCCAAGTTTTTTGATAATTACGCAAGCTATTTCGAAGATTGTCTTAATTGGATAAAAAAGAATATGGATGCTGAGATTCAAACATGTTCTAAGCAAAGTTAATAGATAAAGAAAGGGCAAATAATGACTATTGACAAAAGTTTACTTAAGAAATTGTTTGGAAAGGAAGAATCAATCATCCCTATTATTGATAAATATTATCCGACAATGTCCCCTTCCGTTAATTATGCGCTACAAGGGGGATTAGTCCCTGGACGATTTTATACTTTTTTTGGTGGTGAATCAGCAGGGAAAACTATGTTTGCTGTTTCTTGTTGTGCTCAAATGTTGAAAGATGACCCAGACGGTATAATTATTTGGTTTGATGCAGAGAAATCATTTAGTAGACATTGGTTAAATATTTTTATGTCTGAAGCAGATGGATTTACTGAAGCAGATAGGAATTTAAGGTTTAGAGTGGAACCAGTAGATTTCGGAAGAGAAATCTTTGATTTTTTTGCAGAAAAAGTTACAGATGCCCATGATAAAGGATTGAAAGTTTTGGGTTGTGTAGTGGACAGTTTACATGGTTTGATTCCACCCAAAGAAAGCAATAAAGATCATACTGAAAAAATGGTCATGGGAGATTTAGCTTCTTATTTGCCTGGAGCATTAAGATTAATTGTTACTCCGTCTCGGAAACGGAATATTACTTGGGTCTTTTTATCTCAATCTAGAATACAATTTGACCCCATCCAACAAAGATTAGGGAATAAGTTTAAATTAACAGGGGGACAAGCATTATTACATTGTTCAGATGCTATTCTTCATTTTGAAAAAAAAGAAGGCAAAAAGAATAAGGTTTTTGACACTGAACTAAAAGGTGTTGATGGTAATGAGGCTCAGATTGGCCATTATATCAAGATGAAAGTTTTAGAAAAAAGCCGAGTGGGTATTCCTAATAGGGTAGCAATATTTAAGTTTTTGTACAGTGAGGGGATAGTGGATACTTGGGAAGAAATATCAGCATTAGCTTTGGGTACGGGGGTTGTGAAATTAGAAGGTAAAACTTATTTTTATAATGAAGAAAAAATAGGCGTAGGGATGGCTGAATTTTCTCAAAAAGTAAAAGAAAACGAACAATTACAACAAGAATTATATATTAAAATAATGGAGACTGATAATGCAATTTTTAGTAATAGGTGATTTACACCTAAAATTGGCTAATCTTGAAATCGCTAAAAAGTTTTTTGAATATGTTGGAGAGATATTAAAAGAGAAATGTTCTGAAAGTTCTGATATTTGCCTAATTTTTCTTGGTGATATCTATGACATAAAATCTATTATTCGAGTAGAAGTCCAGAATTTCTTTTTTGAGCAATTACATATATTATTACAAACCCATTTAAAGCATGTCTATATTGTCTTAGGGAATCATGATTATACTAATTTGAACCTAGTTACTCATTCTTTTGATTTTGGTCAATTTTTTTGGGATAAAATTACGGTTGTTGATGAATTCAAACAAATAGATGCAGGAGTAGGGGCTATCCCTTATAGAAATGATAGGAAGGGATTCTTAGAAGAGTTAAAAAAAGCTAATGAGGGGTTAGAGCTTTTATTTTGTCATCAATCAATTAATGAATTTTGTTTTAATTCTCAAACTAACATAAAAGTAGAGCATGGCTTAGATGTTAAAGATTTTGGTGAAAGTCAAGTCATTGCGGGGCATTTTCATTCTTTTCAAGAAAAGGGGAATATAATGTATTTAGGCTCTCCCTTTGCGCATAGTTTTGGGGAAGCTAATGAAGAAAAGAAAATCTTATACATTTCTGGTTCTATGGATAAGAAGTTTGAATTTTTCTCTTTGAAAGATGTTTTGCCTCAATATTATTCGTTTGAATTGTCTTTAGAAGATTTGTCTCAAGGTAAAGTAGAGGGATATAATAAACAGGATTTTGTAAGATTTGTAATGAGAGATACTCAAGAAAATTGTCAAAAAGTAAGCAAACATTTTTTGATTTCTTTGATGGAACAAGATATATTACCTTTATGTGATAATATCTATATTCAATATAATTTTTTAGACCCCTCTGTTCAAATTCAAATTGATGAAAACCAGTCTATAGTTCAGATGTTTGAAGATTATGTTAATTTATATTTAAAAGATTATCAAGACAGAGAATTTGTTTTAAGCTTAGGGAAAGACAAGTATCTGGCTAAAGCATTAAATCAATAGAGAAGGGGAAACTTAATATGCCTTTTTATCGTTTCCAATGTACTAATTGTGATATTGTTTTTACTACAATATGTCATCCTGATAATATCAAAGACACGCGTTGCCAAAAATGCGGGGATATCTCTACAAAGTTACCTTCTTTAATTAATGAACCTACAGTTAATGTTTGTTTAGATGGGCATAAAAGAAAAAAAGTAATGAGGGGAATTAACCGGATAATGAAAGATCGGTCTAAAAAATATCAGAAGAAATATGAGTTGGGGGAGATGGTAGAAAAGTTTGGAGTAGATAAGATTGCTAAGAATACAAACTTTATAAATCAAAAAACAGGTAAAATTAAAAAGGATTAAAATATGATAAATTTGGTAGAATTAAAGGCAAAGAGTTTTTTGTCTTATAAAGAGTTAAATCTATCGTTTGAGAAGGGATTGTTTTTAATAGATGGATATAATTTCGATGAAGAAACTTCTAATGGTGCAGGCAAGTCAGCTGTTATAGATGCTATTTGTTTTGCGCTTTATGGGGATTTACCAAGGAAAGTGAAGTTGGAAGAGGTTGTTCAGTGGGGTGGGGGGGGGCTTGATATCCAATTGACTTTTAAAAGAGGTGAAGATTTATATTTTATTCATAGGACGAGAAATCCTAATATTCTAAATTTTTATAAAAACACTCAAATTAAGAATGGGAAAGATAATAGAGAGACGCAGCAGTTTATCAATAGAACAATTGGGCTAAGTTTACAGACATTTTTGCGAAGTATTTATTTTTCTCAAAATACAGATATTGTACAGCAATTTTTATTTTCTAATGATGAAGAAAAGAAAGATGTTTTAACTGAAATTTTAGATTTATATGTTTTTGATACTTGTTCTGATTCAGTTAAAAAAGATTTGAATGTTATGAAAGAGAAGATGAGTGATTTATCTAAGAATATTGGGTATTGTCAAAAGGGAATTATAGATAAAAAAGATCAATTGATGAAGATGAAAAGGTTATCAGAGTCTTTTGAAGGAATGAGAGACCAAGATATTAATAATTTCCAGACCAAAGTTAAGGAATTGGGCAAAGAAAAAAAAGAAGTTAAGAAGAAATATGATGAAGAATGTAAATTAGTAGAATTAATAGATCAAACCCAAAATAGAATAAGTGAGTTAAGGGAAAGTTTAGATGACCTAGCAGATGAAAAATTAAATAAAGAACAGGTCAAAAAAATATCAAATGATAAAGAATTACAAATTTTAGGAAAGCAGATAAAACAATTCAATGATTTGATCTTAGCAGGGAAGTGCCCTACTTGTATGCAAGAAGTAAAAGATGAGCATTTATCCTATTCTGTTAAGCCATTAAAAGCAAAGATAGGGCAGTTAGAGGATGAGAATAAAGTATTAGAGAATGCTCTTCAGAAATTAAAAGTAATTGTAGAGGCTAATAAAGGCAAAAAGAAAGAAATAGATAAGTTAAGAATTAAAGTTATAGCTTCACAAAATATTTTCAATAATGCTACTCAAAATTTCAATAAAATGATGGAAAACATAGGAAAGCACCTTGTTAATTACGATGAATTAATAAAGAAGAAGAAGAGTGAAAACAATAATTATGGTGAAATTGTAGATAAGTTGGAGGGTGAAATAAAGCAGCAAGAGATTAAGATTGTTAAGAAGAATGATGTCTTAAAAAAGGCGGAAAAGCATATTAATGCTTATGGGTTGTTAATAAAAGCTTTTGGTCGAGAAGGAGTAAAGGCTTTTGTGTTCGCTAAAATCATTAATGAAATTAATTTTTATATTTCAGAATACTTAAGGGATATGTTCGATGGTAATATTTTATTAAGGTTTGATATAGAATCTTTGAACTCTCAAGGTAGTGTAAAACAAAAAATAGATACGATATTATTAATTGATAACGAAAAAAGGAACATCCAAGGGTTGTCAGGTGGGGAAAAAGCTCGGTTGATTCTAGCTGTTAGTTTCGCTTTATCTAAAATTATCGCTGTTAGGAGTGCTTCTGTTCCTAATTTCATCTGTTTAGATGAGTGTTTCACAGGGTTAGATAAAAATGGGAAAGAAAAAATAATGGTTTTTCTACAGAAATTACGAGAGTCTAAAGATTTTATTTGGGTTATTGACCATCAGACAGAATTCCAAAATCTTTTTGATGGAGTATACAAAGTAGAAAAACGCAAAGGTATAAGTAATTTAATGACTAATTAAGAGAGATAAAACCTGTAAAAGAATTAATAGTGTAGTGATTTATTAGTCTTTTATGTTATTTTAAAGAGGAGGACACCAATGGAGGACACCAATGGATGAAAAGAAAACAGAGAGTGTTGAGCAAAAATGGGAACAGAAATTTAATGAATTACATGAAAAGGTAAAGATTGCGAACAAGGTTATGGGAATGCAAACTACTATTTTCGAGAATTTAACAAATTTGGTAAAGAGTAATTATAATATTTGGATAAAGCACGAAAAAGGTAAAATAGTTGCAAGAGTAAGTTCTTTCCAAAAAGAAGAAGATGCTTTGGAAGACGTAACAGGACAAACTTTTCAAGAAGTAGTGATGAAGATAGCAAAGGATTCAGCCAAATATGTGAATGGAGCAATGGATTTAGCTGCTATGGCTTTAGAAGAGAACCCAGATTTATCTGAAGACGAAAAAGAAGTAGTTAAGAAAGCTGTATTAGAAGGAGTTGAAGAGTCTTATCAAAATGATAAAGAAGCATTTGAAAAAGCAATTAAAGGGGAAGAGTTGTGAAAATATTAGCAATAGATCAAGCCACGCAATGTGGTTGGGCTTATTGGGATGGTAGCAGCAAGATGAGTGGGGTTTGGAATTTGTCTATAAAAAGAGATGAATCTAGGGGAATGAGATTAATTAGATTAAGAAATAAATTACAGGAAATTAAAGAGGTAGACGTTTTAGTGTTTGAAGTCTCTAAGAATCACAGGTCTAAGTTAGGTGCAGAAGTAGCCGGAGAGTTAAGGGGGCTAATTACAACTTGGTGTCATGATAATAATGTGGAGTATAAGGGCATAAATTATCTTGATATTAAAAGATTCGCAACAGGTAAAGGGAATGCTAAGAAAGAAGCAATGATAGCGGCTTGCAAGGACAAACTTAATTACGAACCACTAGATGATAACGAAGCAGACGCAAGGTGGTTAATGGAGTATGCCATTGAAGAATTTGGAAAAAATTAAAGAGGTTATGGGCACATATCAGCCTGAGATGGATATTTTCGAATTAGATGCTAGGAGTCTTTGGTTATCTGGATTTGGAGTATTAACTCCACAATATTTAGAAAGAATGGTTGTTATTCTGCAAGCGATAGATGAGGGGGTTGCCAGTATTGATATAGATTATGACAAAGATTTGCAGACATTAGATATGTCTATTTATCTTAGGCCAGTGCCTTATTATTTTAAAAAGAAAAAAATCACTAAGAAATTCTTTGTTTTTATTGAAAGAAATTTATCGAAATACGAAGTAGTTTTAAAAGTTAGGAAATATAAGCGAAACAAATTTGTTGGAGATATGGTTAATGAGAAAAAGAAAAGTTAAAGCAGCGGATAAAAAGATTGGGGTGGATAGGCGAACAACTAGGACGAGAAATCTGAGCCCTTTTCTTAATGAAGTTCTGTTTAAATTATGGATGGAAGGAAAGCCGATTAAAGAGCTTTTAAAAGTATGTGAAGCAGAAGGGTGTTATTTGGCCGAAAAGCAGCTTAATAATGCTATTCAGTTTTATAAATGGGCGGTAAGAAGGCGAAATATTCTGGTTGAAGTTACTGAAGAGATGAATAGAAGAATTATTGAGTCTAAAGTGGAAGAATTAAATGCTTTTTTGATGGTTAAAGATGCTAATTTGAAAGAAATAGAGAAAATGTATTGGGCAATAATGAACAATGAAAAAATAGATAGCTTTTTAATAGCAAAGGATTTCAACCAATTCAAATCGATTTTAGGGTATTGTCGAGAGATATTAGAAGGTAAACCTGAGGGGCAACCTTTGGATGCTGAGAATAATGGAGTTTCTAGTCAACAAGTGCAAGTTATTGTTCAGCAAGCAGCTGATAATAGGGATTCTTTGATAGAAAAAATGAAGAGAGATGCGAATAGGATTCATTTAGGGGAAAAAATAGAAGTTCCATTAATAGAAGAGGTAAAAGTAGATAATGGAAAATAATAGCTTAACAGTAGAAGAAGCTTCGAAAATGTTTGAGGATTTACCTCAATCAAAAGAAGATTTAGATATTTATTTCCGGTATTATTATGGGATTTATTTAGCTTCTCAGACCATAGAAGAGGGGAATTCGTCACCACTTGATTTTGCTTGGGATATTTTTACTTCTATGATGGGGATGAAGATAAATGTTGAACTAGAGGATTATAATATTTTAGGAATAGCTTGTAGATCAGGCCAGAAGAGTCTTACTTGTGCTGCAATTGAATTATTAGCTTTAACATTTGATAGATGGCGGGATTATTTCCACATGGCATCTATTTATGATCAATCTAAGGTTACTTATGGGTATGTTCAGGGAGTATTAAATAAGCCCTATGTTAAGGATGTAGCTATAAAAACCATAATGAGTGAAACTATTAGTCGGTTTAAGAGACAATTGAAGATTGGAACAGGAACAATTAGAGCAGTGAACTCTTTTCATGGTAGTATAATTCAGGATGAAGTTGATCTTACAGACAAGAAAGTCTTTATAGAATCAAAGGGTATGTTATCTCCGGCAATGGGAAAAAGTCCTTTAAATATTTGTATTAGCTCTAGGAAGTACGCATTTGGCAACATTCAAGAAATGATTAATAAGAAAAAGAAGGATGTTAATTATCCGTTAAGAATTCATAGGTGGGGACAATTAGAAATAACCCAATATTGTGATAAAGAAAGATCAGGGGAACAGAACACATCGTTATACGCTGATGAAGATGATTTAGTCGCTTTAAGCGATAAAGAATATAGCCAGTTGAATCTTGAAAAGAGAGAGAGATACGTCAAATACAGTGCCTATGAAAATTGTTATAAGTGTGGCATCTTTTCGTTTTGTTTAGGGAGATTAAAAAATCAAAAGAGAGACAATCCTTTTTTGCAATCTATTGATGATGTTAGACGATTGTTTTTTACTGATGACCCTGAGTTTTTTAAAGCACAGCGATTGAACAAAAAACCATCTAGTTCAGGTCTTGTTTATCCGATGTTTGACCCTTCTATACATTTTATATCATATGATAGAATGCACGAAATTTTTATGGGGGAAAAATATGATGGAGATGTAGAACTAGATATTAAAGTCATGATTGAATTATTTGAAAAGCATAATTGTAAAAGATTTCTGGGGGTGGATTTCGGATTTAATATGGCTTTAGCCTTGTTAGGGGTAGTAGATGGTAAAGATAATATATATATATTGGACGAGTTAGTAGCTCAATACAAGTCAGATGCAGAATTTGCTTTAGAAACACATCATAGATGGGGACATTTAGGGATAAGTAAAATGTTTCCTGATATAGAAAGTCCTGGGGCTATTAAAGAATTTAAGAAATACTTTTCAGTCGTTAATACAGATCATCCACCATATTCTAAAATTTCTAAAGATGTTAAATGGGGGATAGGATTAGTTAGAAAGCATTTGAGAGTTCCTGGCTCAAGGAAAGAAAGTAAATTATTTATACATAATTCTTGTGTAGAATCAGGTGAAGAAATGCAGGTTTATCGTTTGAAGATAGACCCTGAATTAGATGAGCCGACAGATACTATTCGGAAAAAAAGAGATCATGCTATGGATGGGCTAAGATATTTAGTGGTGGGTATTTTAGGCATGATTAAGATGAAATATATTATGGTGGAAGACGCAAAACCATCGTTAGATTATAGTCCTATTGGTTATGATAAGCATTTGCCTCAATCTGCTCCTACAGCGGATGAAATGGCTTTATATACAGGGCATATAGGGTTTGCTGATAACTCTTCGGAATTCGAAGAAGAAGACGGAAAATTAAAAAGAAAAGAAGTAGGAGGAGGTAAAGTAAAGTTTGCATTAGCGTGATTAATGATTATAATTAAAATTTTAAAGGATTCTATATTATAATTTCGTAAAAATTTTTAAAGGAAAAGAGAGGTATATATGGCTACAGCACATATGAATTTTACTAATAGAATCTTAATTTATCAAGATACTACAGCTACAAATGCTCCTAAAAAAGTAATGATAGATGAGACTTTAAGTGTCATTAAAGATTATACCCAAAAGAATAAGTTTGATATTAATAGAACAGGGCCTTTTAATGAGATTTTCTCATTGCCAGCAAGTCCAGCGTCTTTTGTTTATATCTTAACAGATCAGACGATTAGTGTGAGATTTAATGGTGAAGTTGATAATAATTGCATTGTATCACCTAGTATTGCAGGGACAAAAGACGGAATGTTGATTAAAAGGGGTAATTTTACTTCTTTAAGCGTTTTGTGTGATGTCGCAGATTTAGCCGATATAACCGTTTTCATAGGAGTTTAAGCATGAAATCTAAAAATTTGTTTTCTAAACTTAAAGATATTGCACACACTAAAACGGACAATTGGTTAGATAAAGCCAAAGGTGGGCTTAACGATTCTTATTCGTTTAGGCGTAAATCCATTTATATGGATTCCACAGAAGTTACAAGTTCTGGTGTGTGGGAAGAAAAGCCAGCTCTTATATCTTTTGATATATTAAGGCAAGTCGCTACTTCAGATATGGTAGTTGCGGCAATTATTAATAAATTAGTTAATCGAGTTGCATCATTTTCGAAACCTCAACGAGACAGATATAGTGTGGGTTATGTTATTAAACTAAGAGATAAAGATAGAGAAATAGGGGATAAAGAAAAGCAAGATATTAAAAGTATAGAAAAATATATTAATAATACGGGACATTTGACAGAGCAAAGACCAAATGAAGACAGAAGAAATTTTGATACCTTTCTAAGGTTAATTACTAGAGATACTTTGATGTATAATCCTGTTTCTATAGAATGTGTTGGGGCTAGGGCAAAAGGAAGGATGGCTTATTTTATCCCTGTATCGTCAGGAACTATTCGATATGCAGTTAAAGATTTAAAGGATAAAATCAAAGATTTAAAAGGTATGATGTTCAATTTAGATAATACTGATACTGATAGATTGAAGAATTTAGAAGAAGCACAAAAGAATATCGCAGATATTAAATATGTTCAAGTATATAAAGGTCAAGTGATGGCTGCTTATACTTATGAAGATTTAATATATAAACATAGAGTTCCAAGTGTTGAGATTCCTTATAGAGGATATCCACCAGCGGAATTAGAATGGCTTCTAAATACGGTAGCTAGTCATAGAATATCTGAAATCCATAATGAAGTTTTTTTCAAACAAGGTCATGCTAATAATGGTATTCTTAATATAAAATCTGAATTAACTGAGCAGGATATGCAGGGTATTCGGAGAATGTTACAGAGACAAAGTGCAGGTGTTAGAAACGCTTGGAGACAGTTGTTGTTTAATGCTCCTGAGGGTATTGAATGGTTGCCAATGTCATCTATGTCAAATAGGGACATGGAATGGTATCAATGGATGACATACTTGATTAGATTGATTTGTGCAGTCTATGGAATTAATCCAGCAGAAATTAATTTTGATATATCTAGGGATGGTGGTGGTTCATTAGGAGACAGTGGTAGCAGAAATGAAGTAATATTAAAGGACACAAGAAATAGTATTTTAAGACCTTTATTAAATTGGTTACAAGACCTTATGAATGATGATATTTTGGTTAGATTTGATAAAGAATTAGCAGATCAATATATGTTTGAATTTGTAGGGTTGGATTCTCAAGATGAAGATGTAGAATTGGATAGAATTAAAAAGAAAGTAACTACTACATATACTATTAATGAAGTTAGAAAAGAAATGGGGCAAGAAGAGTTGGAGTATGGAGATATTATTTTAGACCCCATTTATTTGCAATATATGTCGCAAGAAAAAGGTTTGGGGGAAGAAGGAGATTTTTCTCCAGACGGTGAAGAAAATGCGGGGTATGCAGGGGAAGAAGTCGAAGAAGATGTGTCAGAAGAGTATGATGATGAAGTAAAAGAAAAGAAGACATCAAAAAAAGAAGAAGAAGCTAAGAAAGCAATGATAAAAGCGGTTGTTGGCAAGGACAAGAAAAAAGCCCAAAAAGTATTAAAAAAAATAAAAGGACTAAAGAAACCTTTAAAGATAGAATGGTATGATTAATGGCTAGAGTGATTATAAAATTAGGTAAGAATGAATGTATACATGATGTCAGAGAAAAATTATTAAAAGCTTTGGCTGATGATGATGTTTTAGAAGCTATTGAGACATATGATGATGAACTAATGGAAGATTTAGTTCATGAAGCTGAGAAATCATTTTCAAAGATGTATCTTGAAATAGTGAAACAAATAATCCTTGAATTAAAGACAGGCTTATAAATGTTAATTACAGATGAAATAAAAAGAAGGATAATGCAGATTATTGAAGATCATTTTGATGGAATTATGATTAAAATGATAGGGCGAGAAGGTTTATCCAGAGAAATGATAGATGAGTTAGTTAATAAAGGGATTTTATCACCTTTTCCAGAGGATGAGAATTTTGTAGAAGATGCTTATTTTGTAGGGAAATTAAGACCAGTACCGAAGCCACCGAAGATTTCTTTGAAAGAATTAAGGGGGAGAGAAAAAGAAGTGATACTTTCAGATGTTGAAAAGTATGCTATTGATAATATCAGGGAATCAGCAGGTAGTTATATATCGAAATTAAAGAATATGACCCAAACACATGTCCTTGAAACAATGAATAACTTAAATATGGGTTATCGTAATGAGATATTAAGTGGTATTATTCGACCTATTTTAGAAGAAGGTGTCCTTAAAAGGAAGATGACTAATGCTATTGCTTCTGAAATGCGAGATAAGACAAAAGATTTATTTCGGAACTTTCAGAGAATAGTTTCTACTGAGTTGACAACAGCTGTTAATATAGGGTCACAGGATGCTATAATAGCCCGTCATCCAGAGAAAACCTCTAAAGACATATATGTGTTTAAGGTAGCACATGATGATGCGGCTTTGTGTGATTATTGTCGGAAATTTTATTTAAATAGAGATGGTACACCAAAGGTATATAAATTATCAGAGCTTCAATCTAATGGTGATAATTACGGTAGAAAAGCGAGAGATTGGAAGGCTACAATATCAGCTACACATCCAAATTCAGTTGTAGATCCAAAAACAGTGATTTATACAAAAAAGGGGTGGGTAAAAATTAAGGACATTCAAAATGGGGATTTTGTTTTAACACATAAAGGCCATTTTAAAAAGGTGGTTGGTGTTTTAAAAGGCTATCCGAATCCTCACAAAATTTTATATGAAATTTACTATAAGTATTCTAGTAAGGAGAATAGGAATCCTGATGGCATAAGAAAGCTTGTTTTAACAGGTGATCATAAGGTTTTGACTCAAAGAGGGTGGGTTAAGATTTGTGAATTGCAACAAAGTGATTTCTTAATTAAGGTACTAAAAAGATGTGAAATTTGCAACAAAAGTATGGAAATTGGAGGAAGAGATGCTCGGACTTGTAGCCACGAATGTATGTATAAATTACCTAAAGATTTATCGGGTATTCATGGTGAAAATAACAAGAGTAGGGTTTATGATCAAATAGCAAGAACTGTAAGTAATAAATGGAAACAAGGGTATTATAAAGAGACATTAAAAGTTTTGCAATCTACAGAGCATAGAAGAAAAAATAAAGAAAATATGTTAAATGGGGGGGCATTAAAGGCATTAAAGGGGAATTTGAGAATTTCAAAGCCTCAAATAAAATTATATCGATTAGTTCGCAAAGAATACCCTACTGCTCAATTAGAGTTTGGGGTGTTTAATAAAAGTCTTGATATTGCTATTCCAGAATTGAAAATTGATATTGAATATGATGGGGAGTATTGGCATAAAAATAGGAAAGAATATGATGATAGTAGGGATGATTTGTTAAGAGATAATGGGTGGCATGTATTAAGATATGTTGATGTTCCTAATAGAAAACAAATTCAACAAGATATAGGGAGGGTTTTGCAAAATTCTAATCATTCTTTTCATTTTGAAGAATTAAAAATTGAGTGGATACATAGAATTTATAGCTCTAAAAAGCATAAGTTATATGATATAACAGTAGAAGATGATGAAAGTTTTATTGCACGAGGTGTGGTAATACACAATTGTAGGTGCGAGCCGCTTGTTTATATAGCTGAAGGTTGGGATTTTGATAAGAAGACAAAAGAATTAAAATTTGTAGGACAAGGGAAAGAAAATTGGAGAAAAAAAGTTAAATGATTCTAATCAGTTATGGAAGACATAAAATTATTCAAAAATAATTTTTGATTTTGGGAAAAAAATGATATAAAGAATAATAATTAAAAGGAGAATTAAAAATAATGAAATTAAAAGAGCAATTAGATGTTATTCAAGAAAAGATAGATTTAGTGAATATATACCAAGAATTAATTACCTTAGATAAAATTCCACTTATAAAAGAATTAGAAGTAAGCAAAAAAGCCAAGCAAAAGGTTTTAGATGAGGTGGTTTCTTTTGCTAGATCGAGAATTAAAGAAATAGAAGGTGGCAGTGAAGTCGTTGTTAAAGAGAAGAAAACATCTAAAGTTCCAGAGAAATCAGGAATAGTTAGTCGGAACATGCCTTTACAGGGCAAAAAAAATGATGATGAAGAGTTAAAAGAGGTAGGTATAGTAGCAGGAGATAGAGGAAGGATTGTAGCAATTGGAGATATACAACCGGAAAATATAAAACCAAGAATTTGCACCTATGACTTAGTTAGAGTGGTAGGGATAGAAGGCGATATGGCAAGAGTAAAACATGCTACACAAGGTTTTACTTTTTTAATACCAACAATGGATATAGAGAAAGGGAAGGAAACATTATGAATAAAGGATTTAGAGCTACACCAGCACCAACAAAGAAACAAATATTAGAGGGACAAAAAAAACAATCTGACGGTTTAATGCAGATTGTTGCTGGAATGGGAGAGGAAATAAATAAATTAAAAAAAGAGAATTATATTATTAGGGAGCGGTTGTTAAAGTTTATAACTGAAGCGTTTGATTGTAAGATAGAGACTTTGATAACATTGTGTAAAGCAAAAGGAATTTTTGATGATAAAGTTTTTAAGCAAGAACTAACTAAAACTACAGAGAAATTAGAAGTTGTAAAGGAACAGATGGAAGATGAAAAATGGAAAGTGCAAGATGAAGACAAAGTGATTGAACAAAATGATGTTGTGGTTATTAATTATGTTGGAAGTGTTGAAGGTAAAACTTATCCAGGCAGTGAACAAAACGGATTTAGATTTAGGGTAGGAGACCCACAAGTTATAAATGATTTTAATAAGGGGCTACTTGGCAAGAAGATAGGTGATAAATTTGAGTTGGACGCTCATTTCCCAGCAGCTTATCATAATAAAGAGCTAGTTGGTAAAGTAGGCCATTTTAAAATAGAAGTCGTAAAGGTCAAAGCACCTATTGTAAAAGTAGCAGAGGAAGTAAAAGTAGCAGAGGAAGTAAAAGTAGCAGAGGAAGTAAAAGTAGCAGAAGTAGTAAAGGTAGCAGAGGAAGTAAAAGTAGCAGAAGTAGTAAAGGTAGCAGAGGTAGCAGAGGTAGTAGGGAAAGAAGGAGAGAATAATGAATCTTAGGCTGAGAAGAGACGAATTGCTTACTAATTTAAAGAAATGTCAAACAATCATTAAGACGAAGAATATATTACCTGTTTTATCCAATGTTTTGTTGGAGAAGAAGGGTGATAAGTTAAAGATAGAAGCTAATAATTTAGAAATAGTTCGAGTAATAATGTTAGGCGATATTTATGCAGAGGGAGAAGATGTTAGTTTTTGTTTGCCGCATAGCTTATTGGTGTCTATTTTGGCATCTAGCACTAGTTCGGATGTTGTGTTTGAGTTAAAAGATCATGAAAGAAAATGTCAGATTAAGCTAGAAGACGCACAATTTAACATTCCTTACTTGTTAGAAGAGGAATTCCCTAAATTTGATAGTATGATGTCAGAGACATTAGAAACGGATTGTCATATTAAAGCAGAGGTTTTATACGAATTGTTCAGGAAGACGATTTATGCTGCATCTACTGATGATGACAATAGGATTAAACTAAATTGTGTTAATCTATCTTATGACAAGGTAATGAAAGAGATTAGAACCGTTGCAACAGATGGTCAAAGATTGGCAAAAAGCAAAATATTGAATTTTTCATTAGAGAATATTGAGAATTTTGCAACTAAAATATCGTTAAGTAGTTTTCCTCATGTTTTGTCTTTTTTAAAAGATTGCGAACAAGGTGCTAATGTCCGGTTTAAATTAAATTCAAAGATAGGCATTTTGGATTATAAAGGGAATTATGTATGTTTCCGGCTATTAGAAAATGATGCTTTAGATGTGGATAAATATTTTAGTGAATATGAGAAAGACTATACAGCACTAGAGTTTAATAAAGATCAATTAAGTATGTTCCTAACGAGGGCTGAGATATTATATGGGAAAACAAGTCACATAGTGTTCCATTTTGATGATGATTGCTTGTCAGTTAGCGTAAAAAATCAAGATTTGGGGCAATTAGTAGATAAAATACCTATTTTGACAAAAAATAACCATAAATTGATGATATGTTTTAATCCAAAATATTTAATAGAGAGTTTAAATAATTTAGGTGGGGAAAGAGTGAAGATATATTACAAAGAGAATACTTTACCTATTATAATGGAGGCTGAGAAAGAGGGTGTTTCTAAAGATATCGGTGTAGTAATGCCTTTAAGATTCTTAGATAATTAATGAATACAGAGAAAAACATACGAATGACTACACCTTTTTTATTTGGTTCTGTAGAGAAGATTAACGAAGATATAAAAAGTATTGATAGTCATTTGAATATTTTGAGAAGTTCTTTAGCAATAAAAGAGAGAATTATAGATATGTTGCAAAAAGAATTAGAGAACAAAAATAAAACAATTGAGTCTCAAATGAAATTCATAGATGATTTAGAAATGCAATTGTCTATGTTTTATCGAGTATTAGTTGGGTTAAAAGATGCTAAGAATAGAAAGCAAGTAGCTAAAATTTTAGCTCAATATTCGATTAATTTGGATTTAATACCTTCACTGCAATAGGAGAATAATAAGATGTATTACTATTTAAAAGTAAAAAGACCTGTTCCAATGTCTAAAGACGAACTTAATACGGTAGTTAAAAGTTTTGAAGGAAGAGACCAGAGAACACTAACAGAGATAGAAATTTCTAATATTGAAGATAATGTCAATAAGGATGAAAAAAGAATTGGAACATTAGGAATGATTGAATTTCTAGTCTTGAATTATTGTCCTACTATGGGAGAATTAAAAAATCAATTGGATTTCCAAGAGTTAAGAAGAAGATTTAAAGATTTTAATCATGACGAATATAGTTATTTTAAGTTTGAGGGGACTGAATACGAATTGATTAAGAAGTTATTAACACATGACCAATACTTAAATACAGATTCTGCGGGGAATAAAAGGCCATTAGTTGATGTTGGGGGGACATTATCACTAATATTTAATATGCCGAATGTAGAGCCGGAGGATTATAAAATTAAAAACTAAAAACAAAGGGGGGAATGCATGGGGGAAAGAATTGCATTGAGGACATCGTTGTACGAATTTAAACCAGTTTTGAGTAGAGGAGACGAAGAAGAATTAGAAGAAATAAAATTTAAAGAGAAGTATTTGTTTCTGGATTTGTCTCCAATAGAACTTGTTAAAAATAAAGATTATCTATGGTGGATAGGTTATTGTAAAGAGTATAGACATCCATATGTGGTTGCAGAAGGTATTTTAAAATTAAAACACAAAGATAGAAAAGGTGTTAAGCAAAAAGTATACGGTTTTTTCAGACCTATGAAAGGGGAATACGTTATGGAGTTTGATAATAAAGAAAATCAAGAGCAAGAAGAACCAGAGCAAGAAGAATCGGTTGAACAGAATACGTCTGAAGGGTTCGCTTTAGGTCAACAAGATAAACAAGATAGAAAAGAAGAAGTATTTGAAGGAACTTTTTCATTGGCTAGTGATGATGATATAGAGTCAGAAAGCCAAGAGTCTGATTTTTCTTTACACGAAGATGAGATAGGGGGACTTCCAGCAGCTGAATTGACATTAGAAGATCAAAAAGAAGAAACACCAGTAGTTGAAGAAGAAGAAGCCCCTCAAGTAGATCAAGTTCCAATAGTATCTAAAGAAGAAGTGGATAGTGCTAAAGAAGAAGTAGTCGAGGTAATAGAAGAAGTAATAGATAAAGAGATAAAAAATAAAGATAAGCCACCAAAGAAAGAAAAAAGATTTAGTCTTATGAATTTTGTAAGAGAAAACCTAGACAAAGACAATGAATGGCTTGTTAAAGAATTGATAAGATTAAAAGAGAGTGGTAGAGTATTTAAAATTAAGAGAGATTATCTACAAACTATAAAACAGTATAGATGTGTGATAAATAAAGATAATAAAAAGAGAACAGAAGAAATTTTTTAGTTGTTTTGCATATGGTATCCTTACATTGAAGCCACTTATTTAATTATAGGTGGCTTTTTTGTAACTATTTGATTAATATGCTAGTTTTTAGGGTGATTAAAAATAATAAAATAAATGTTGACTATGTTGTTAAAATCCTTATAATAAGTCTTGGTTAATTGATAAAAATTAAAACTAAAATAAAACAAAGGAAAATTAAAATGGAAGAAAGATCGAAATTTGGGTGTCCTGCCTGTTCTGGAAATATAAAAAAAATTCAATATTGGCTAATGGGAATGTTTTTAGGAGGGAGTGCCGGATATTTGCTCTATCATATAATAGTTTGGGGAACTAATGATTGGAGTGTGTACGGATTAAATTAAAACAAAGGAGAATTAAAATGAAAGAGTACAAAATCACAAAAGAACAAATTATTGAAGACCTAGAGGGGCAAGAATTTTTGAGCATAAAGTATGCAGGGTGCGTTGGGGTAACAGGCGGAAAGGTTTACTATGAGGGTAAAGTAATTGATATATTAAATACAAAGAAAAAGGCGTTAGATTTGTTTAACGAAATGTTCGAGTATGAATTCGGTTCAGGGGTAAATATAATGAGTGAATTTTTATAAAATTAAAACAAAGGAGAGCAAAATGAAGAAAAAAGTAACAAAATATAGGGTGATAAAAGAATTCAAAGATTGTTACGGGTTTGTCAGAAAAGTGGGTTATGTAGCAACACTATTTACAGAATATCCAACATACGATTCGATAAAACCTAACGAAATTGCGTTAGTATTAGACGGTATTGGTGGGGGGTTTAGGAGTAGATAAGCAGTATATAGAATTAATAGAGTGAGTTCTAAAATCTATAAAATAAATTTTGATTTTGGAATCAAATAATAGTATAAAAATAATTACTTTAAAGGAGATTGAAATGCAATACGAAGAATTAAAACAAAAAATAAAGAATAGGCAGAAGAGAGAGGTTCCTTATGATGTTCTGTTAAATTGTCAGGAATTACGTTATCAATACGATACGGTTAAAAAACAAGGAATGTTACTTACAAAGAATAACAAACATCAGCCATTATATATCAATCAATGGGCACATCAGCAGCTATTAACGAAATTAGTCGTACCAAATGCTTATATTGGTAAATGTCCACCGGAATTAAAAGAAGAGAATATTAATCATTTCTTAAGTAAAACAGATAAATTATGGAAATATAGAGTAATAAACGATAATTTAATCAGAGCGGTAGTAAGTGATTCTTATGTAGCAATAGATGATTTAAAGCTAATAGATTTAATAGAACCGTTTTTAAAGAACCGAGATATTGGTATTATGAATTATCATGTAAGTGATGTGATGACATCTATTCGGTTTGTATTTGACGAAGTAAAAGGAAAACATAACGTAGATGATATAGTAAAAAAGGGCGTAGTGATAAACAATTCCGAAGTGGGCTTTATGGCATTACAGTTTAGGGCTTATTTATATAGGTTAGTTTGTGAAAATGGGTTAATATCACCTAAAAACGTAGGGGGAGCTCATTTCAGGCATAGAGGAGACGAATTAAGAATTATGAATGCTTGTGCTTCAACTATTGTTGATATTACAAACGGATTAGACGGATTTTATAATAATTTCCAAAAGATGAAGCAGTTCGAAATATTAGAGCCGATGACATATATAGAAGATACTTGTAAAGCTCAAAAATGGCCAAATTCATGGAAAGATTATTTCATTAAGGCTTATACGAAAGAACCTGTATTATCTATGTATGGCATAGTTAACGCTTTTTCAAGAGGAGCTCAGAGATTACAGCTACATGATAGAACGAAAATAGAGGAATTTGCGGCTAATTTAGCTGTAAAGTTAGCAAATTAATAGATGGAGCCAATTATGAAAGAAGATATTTTAAATAAAATGAGGTTTCAAACACAATACGAAGAATATAGCAGGTTGGAGCATATTTATTGTGATTTGCTCAGGTTAGTTTGTGATGAAAAAGTCCGTTAAACTAGCAGCAAAGGCTATAATAGCGTTTGAAAAGTTACTATTAGGTAAGAAAAAAGGAATATACGGAATGGCTAGAAGAATTAAATTTGACGATAGTCGGAAAGTAGTAATAGCAGACGTAAGTGTGTTCGATGCTAAAGAGAATAAGATGTATAGGTATAAGCAGAAG